TATAAGCAGCATTCATTTCTGGAGAGCTGTTTATAATAGACTGACGAGGAGAACTAAAGCTTTTGATACGTTTAAGTTCATCAGAATACTGATATGGATCAGAATACAGAAGCTTATGGAGCTCTATATTATTGATGGCAAAGTTGATGGAAAGAGCAGCAAGCTCAATATTGAGCTCTTCTTCTGTCATGGTTTCTTTACCAAAAGCAAGCTCTTGGGTTTTGTATTTGTTATCTTCAAGAACTATACCGCCATATTCCAAAAGGTCTGATTTTAACTTCTCAACCTTATTGTTTATAAACTTGTCTATAGCCTCGTTAATATCAGCCCCATGATTTTTGTATACATCATCTATGGTTTCTTCAGCCAGAACAGCAGCCTGCAACTTATCTCCAAGGATGGATTTAAAGAAGCGAAGTTCATCAGACTTTCTACCTTCAGCCACAGGACGGTTTTCCTTAGCAAGAGCCATCTCATCCTCTAGATAGCCTTTGAATATATCATGCACACGTTTGTAGCTTGTCAGGATTTCTGATTTGTCTACAGAGTTACCCATATACTGAGCCCATCCAATAGAAGCGTCTCCAGGGATGAGGTTGAGATAGTAACCAGCTGTATTAAGATTGAGTTCCTGAATCAGTCTTTGTTTCTGATTAAGCTTAGAAGATTCTATTTGCTTACCCTTCTTGTTATCAATCATACCGTCAGCATAGGCAGTTTTCATCAACTGCTCTGTATCACTTATGCGATCAAGGGATTCCTTATCAAACATCTTGTACAACAGTACAGAGTTTTTCACAAAGCTGTCTGTAAGGAGATAGGCATATTGTGTATTATCAAGCTCACTAAGATTCTTTATTTGGGACAATGTATCATACAAATCACTGGCAGCATTTGTACCAATGAATGTTTGTGTAAGCTCACCGTTCACATTGTAATATGTGCTGCTGAATTCAGGATTGTCCATTTTAGCTTTAATCTCAGCCAGCTCACGCAAGCGTCCGTCTATACTTAAAGATCTACCACCTACGCTCACTATGCTTCTAGAGTTAGCAATGCTGGTTCTGATACCATTTACTGCCTCAGCAAACTTTGTTTTCTCTGGAATAACAGAAAGCCTATCCAAATCAAACTCAATTCCAAGTTCATTCATGAAGGAAACTTGTGCTGCAAGGTTATCTTTTTCAAGCTTTACATCGCCTTTTATAGCATCAGCATTTCCTATGTAGGACTTGCCATTCTCAGCCTTTTTAAAATACTTGCTTCCTTTGCTGATTGATTCTTTTATATTGTTCAGGAATTCTTCTTTCACCTGCCTAGCTGCAGTGGTGAAGTTGGAATCACCTATTTGTATATCTCCATTGTCCAGAATGTATACAGTTTTTACATCAGGACTTTGTTTCTTGAAGGACCTCCAGAATGCAGAAAGAAGCTGTAGATCATTCACATCATTAAGTTCATCTATGTTCTTAAGCTTGGAAAGACGATTGTACAGTTTGATGTATTTAGGATCATCAGCAGCCATGGCTTTAATCCTATTCAACATCTCTGTCATATTCCTTGAATTATGAACATTGTTCATAGCCCCCATAAACACCTCACTCATAGGAAGGAGGGTGTATCCTCCTATAGATGAAAGTTTCTCAGTTCCATTTACATCCACAACAGGAAGACTGGCCAAAAGCAACTTAACAGCAGCATTGGTCTTTCTCATGTTGTCTATCTTCCTAGCATCTCCGTAAGGATCATTCTTACTCCTTTCATCACTGGTAACATTGATTTCATCATTCTCATCAAATTCAATTGAATAAGTTTTGATGTATTCTTCAAACTTCTCTGTTAATCCTTCCCACTCATTTATGATATTCTCATAGAGATTGTTGTAATGATCAATCAACACATCAGCCTCAGCAGCTGTAGCCTCTCCCTCAGTTATCATCTTCTCAACTTCTGTAATATTATCAGCCATAAGATCACCAAGCTCATCTTGGAGTTTCTTAAGGATGTCGGTCTTCTTTTCCTTCACTATTGTGAAGAGTCCCTTGTTTTCTTCAAACAGGTCTCTTACAGTGATGTAAGTCATGTGCTGCATTAAGTCATGCACTTGCTCACCTGTAAACACATCCAGGCTATAGTCAGCCAATTCACCACCTACAACATCTTCTATATCAATAAATCCTTTCCTGGCAAAAGATAGAGATGAATCGTATGGAGTGGTTTGTTTGAAATAGCCAGAGCCTATTTTCTCAAACAACTTCTCTGTATTGGACTTTGCATCCTCTCCAGTGAAGAATGTCTTAAAGAAGTTAGCTATGTCAGAAAACAACCTACCAATCCAAGACTTACCTTCTTTAGGTTTCTGTGGAACTTTGTTCTCCTGTATATAATCTCTAAACTCTTCAGCAAGCTTCTCTTCCATCTGCTTGTCTGTAGCTTCAGAGTATTTGATGTTCTTTAAGCTAGCCTTGTCAAAGAACACACCAGACCTACCCCTGAACTCATTAGCAATGTTTGCACGCTCCTGAGGACTGGTGAGGGCTTGCCATATAGAATGGAACACCTCATGATAGATTGTGCCCACTTCTGCAGCTTCAGAGAGATAGATAGCTCCATCTTGGAACATACCATGAGCTCTTCTTCCATTAGCAGCCAGAATGTAATTCTTAACCCTGTATACAGGAATGTTTGGATAGTTTGCTTTAAGGAAAGCTTCCACCTTAGCCCAGTTCTCAGGCTTAAGTTTCTCCAGGTCTTTGGCCAACATCAATCTGAAATCACTACCTCTTTTAGTAGGTCCAGCTTGTTTCCTCTGGTTGATTCTATCTTGCAGACTTGGTGCTACAGAAGGTTTAGCTCCTTCTAAAGCAGCTAGTTCTGCATTAATGTTGATGTTACCTATTACAGCTTTGACAGCTTCTGACTGACTATCTATTGCTTCATTTAGATTTGGAAGAGAGAAGAATGTACTTTTACCTTCAGGGGTAATTACGTTCAATAAAGATTTTCCATTATCTAGATTCTTTATCTCTCTTTCTATGTTACCTTTAGAATTAATAGTTTGAGTAATTTGCAAATTACCTATTTGAACACTTCTTTCTACACTAGGTTGAGCTTCTACCACAGGAGCAGGGGCTAATTGCTTATCCACCTCTTTTGTAATCATGTTCCTGAGGATGTTCTCAGCAACCTTTACAGCATCCTCTTCAGGGGTTTCTTCTGTAACACCACTGTTAGGGATTGTTGCAAGCTTTGTAATAGCACCGTCTAGCACTGTTTTATATGCAGGATCTGTGCTTGGATCAGGGAAAGAAATAGACTTATCACTGTTTATAATGAATGAAACAGTGCCAAGCTTTGTAGAAAGAATGTTTTCAGTTTTACCATCTAGCACAAACTTCTTTACAGGTTCTTCCTTTTTAGCCTCTTCAGGAGTGGCAGGTTTCACAACCACTTTCTTTTCAGCAGTGGTGGGGGTCACCTCTTGAGAAGTGTTTCCCTTCTTATCTATCACTGTGAAATAGATGCCCTTTCTGTTTGTATCTTCAGCATTAGCCAAAGGTCTAATCCTGGTTGTAAGAGGAATAGTCTTTGCGTTTCTAGCACTACCATCAGGATTCTTTGCAGACAATAGGAAGGTTTGGTAGTTCTTCCATTCCCTGGTTTCTATTCCTTCAGGAGTGATTGCTGTGATTTCTGTATATGGTTTGTTCCAGTCTTTCTTCTGTCCTCCAGATACAAGAGTGGAATTCACGTTGTTATACATGGTTTGAAGCTCCTCAATAATAGCAGCTTTGTTCTTCTTGAGATCGTTAGGTTTGAGAGAAAACTTCTTTTCTTCCTTACCCATGATCAGTTGCATGTTCTCAAAGAACACACTACTAAATCCAGCAGGTTTTCTGTTTCCTTGTGGATCTTTAGGAGTGCCCCAGTATACTACTGACTTAAGCCAGTTGTAGAGCATTATAGATTCGTTGCTCTTCAGATTACCATCCTTGAACAGATTGTTAGCCAATTTAGATATTGCATCATATACCAAGGATGCTTCGTTTTTGCTGATCTGTCTGTTATTAAGTCTCACCAGACCATTGGCTGTATATAACAGAGGAATGCCTTTTACATCATTGAATGTAGAACTTCCATATACAACAGCACCATCTGTTGTAGGCACACCTATCACTCTCCTGGTTCTCAAATCTTTCTCTGTAATAAGTTCAGATTCTTCTACAGGAACTGTAGCTGTATAGTCAAATTCAAAATTACCTCTTTCGTCAAGCTGTCCTACATACTGAGGAACACCAAAGGAAGCACTGATGTTATACAAATCAACAGAAGGATTTGCAAGTGTGCTATTTCTCCATTTGTTATAATTTTCTGTAAGAGCTTTTCTTACATCCTCAGGAGTGCCTTCTCTGAACATAGATCCTCCACCAGACCAGTCAAGGGTTTCAGGAAACACCTGATAGATGGTGTTTTCAAGAGTGGGTTCTTTTAATCTTTCACCATCAACACCTATAAAATACTTCTCATTAGTGATGGGATCTATACCCATTACCACCAGTGCAATTGTTTTTGAAGGATCTACAGGAGCACCTGCTTTACCCTTGTCCTTAAGCCACTGCATAAGTCCAGGGATGCCAAGTTTTGCTTCATTACCTTGTGTTACAATAACACCACGGAAGTTATCCTTATTAGGAAATGTATAGTAGTTAGCTCCAAATCTATTAGCACGAACATGATGTTCTGCCAGAGGTTCCTTCTGAGAATATCCTTCCACAGGAGGCTTTGTGCTGTCTACAACTTCTTGATTTGTTTTCCTAGGATCTGGTTCATATTTACCTTCTCCAGTTCTTACGGTTTGAACACCTACATCACTGGTTTCCTCAAGAGCCTTTCTTAAATCAGACTGTTTTGCAAGCTCATCTTGTCTTGCAATATCTGCAACAAATGATTCGGATCTATCAGCTATTTCTTTTTCAATATCCTTTAGAAGCTCCTCATTACCAAGGGAGTTCACATAGGAAACTTTGTTATCTGTAGGCTTTTCAATATCCTTGTATTTCTTCTTTGCCAATACAGCATCTATAGACTCATCAACAAGAGTGGCAATTTCTTTAGGATCAATCTCTTGTTCTACTATTTGGTATTGTTTAAACTCTTCTGGTTTGAGGAATGTTTCTGTTCCATCAGGGAGTTTCACTTGGTATTCACCACCAAGAGTTTTAGACAGTACGGTGAGTTTAGGAGCAAGTTGCAACTTACCCTTCTCAACCTTTGCAAGCTGTTTTAGAGCATATTCTCTACCAAGCTCAAGTTCTTTCTCTACAGTTTTCTTTCTTTTGGTTTCTTCAGAAATTACAGACTGCTTAACAATTACAGACTCTTCAATTTCTTCAGCCTCAAGATCAGCCTCATATTTCTGTGGATTGTTTTTAATATCCTCATACTCTTCCATGAAGGTTTTCCTACGATCACCCAAATCAATAATATCTTGAAGAGCGGTCTTTAAACCATCTTTTACAGTGGAGGTTGTTGAAAGACTATTAATATTATCAAGGATAGCTTCAGTGGCCTCCTTTGCAGGTTTTCTATTATTAAGAATATCACTTAGTACATCACCAACTAGTATACCTTTCTCTACTAGAATATTGTTAAGTTGTGGGATGCGAAGATCGTAGTCAGCTATCTTACTAGATGCATACGCCATTTTATCAAGTACATAAGGAGAGTATTTAAGACTACCATTTTCTAGTCTTTCACCAGCATATCTTATGTACAAACCATTGTATATTTCGTTTGTGTTCTTAGCTACACGTTCAAATTTGCCTAGCCTTGATTGAAAGCTATCAACTGTATCATTAACATTAGCAATACCCTGAGCCTTCAACTCAGCAAGACCAGTTTCTGAAGAAGACATTTGACGAAGCTCAGAGATGTCCTCCATCACCATGTCAAATCTGCCATACTTGATTCTAGGAGCCAAGTAGTTGTGCATCATATCTGTTCTCAGATCACGAGCTTCTAATTCATTTCCTACAAGAATTGCTGCTTCATGTTGTTCTTGTAAAACAACACCTCTGTTTACAGCATTCATCTTATCAACAAATGCTTCTTTAAAAGAAGGAGCTCTATCAATTTGATCTAAGAAACGTTGTGTATTTTCAGTTTTAGCACGAGTTTCTTGGTACTTTGTTCTGGCTTGTAAAGGTCCACCTGTAAGACCACCAAGAAGAAAGCTTTCCATACCTTCTTTAGATACCAAAGCACCTATTCCTTTTCCTTCTTCATCTCTACCAACAAAACCATATAGGAATCCGTCCACCCAAACATCAGCATCTTCAGAACCCATTCCTTTTTTAAAATAGTTTTGTGTGCCCACTTGAAGAGCATACTGACCAACTTCTTGTCCTGCTTCCTTAGGATCAAATACATATCTACCAATGCTTGTAGATTTTGAATACAACTTTCCAAGCCTTGTTGTTGGTTCTTTTGCAATAATATCATCAACCTTTCCAGCAAAAGCACCAGCTGCCTGTTTTGTATTTTTATAGGAAGATCCTAATAGATATGGAAGTTGAGCATATTCTGTAGCACCAAGAAGTGCAAGGTTACCAAGGAAAGATGTCTTACCAACCTGGTCAGCTTTTTTGTTTATTTCTTCCAAAACATCACCAGTTGGTTGTTCTCCATACTTGTCTACATATTCTTGAATCAGAGAATCTCTAAACTGATTACCTGTTTGTAAGGCTTCAAAGGAAGCTTCACCAGCAGATGAGTAGGCAGCAATAGCTGTTCTACGAGCAGAATTACTAAACTGTGAAAAAGCCCCTACACTTTTTTCAATCTGTGCAAGTTCAGAGCTTCTAGCAGCAACATCTGCAATAGATGATAATTCTTTCCTCAAAGTGGTAGCAGCTTCAATGTTTTTACCAGCACTGAAAGCCCTTGCTGTATTTCTCAACAAAGGTGAAAATATCTTAAATGCTTGAGCTGATTCAGCTGCAACAGCACCAGCAGATGCCACTCTTCCTAAAGCTGCACCAGCTCTAAGGAGCCCAGCGTTAATAATATTACCACTCACCATAGCACCTACAGCAAATCCTGCATTCTTGATGAGTTTGTCAAATAAGAAGTTAGCAGTGAACCAGTTGTCTGGAGAATACCAAGCTGAATCTTTCTCAGCTTTTGTATAATAGTTTGGAAGGATTTTATCATCCACTTCTTTATTCCAATCATCCAATTGCCTCATTACATCGTTGTCCCATATATCAGCCAATCTTCCTGTGGAGGCAGCCTTTGGTATTCCATATAACATACCAAAACCTCCAGCGATAGTGGTGGCTGCGAGGTTAACACCTTTCAATATACCATTGGCTCCTTTATCAAGGATGCTCTGACGTTGAGCTGCAGCTTCCTCATTATCATACCCGTACATTACGGTTTTGTATCTACCAGTTCTGTCTGAAGCAGCCTCAGCCATGGTTATGCTAGAAGCATCATATCCAGACTTCTTAGGTGTTGCATAATTAAGGGAAGTATCATTCAGTGGATTGTATTCACGATTAGCCACAGAGAGGTTATCAGGAGAAGCTCCTGCTGCTCTCTTGTACGTTGGTGTGCCTGAAAGATTAATTGGTAATTCTGGCATTTGTTTTATTTTAACTCCTTGTCAACCATAGATTCAGTGAGCAAAGCTAGATCAGCTTGTGCCTGTTCTTCTAAAATATATTTACGACTAAACTCTATTGGTTCTAACACTTTGTTAGTAGATCTATCTTTGAAATAAGCTGTCACTGTATATCCTCCATTAGGAAGAACATTTAGATCTGCTCCTAAAGGAATATACTTTTTTGAACCTAACATTGATACAAAATTCTCTGAACCTATAGCAGCACTCTCCCAAGCTCTCTTATCTGTGGTGAATGCACCAAGATTTGTAGATCCAAATTTACTAACCATTGCTCTTGCCCTTAAAGGATTGAACTTATATGGGTTAAACTTAGCTCCAGTGATTTGTTCAAAATCTTTCTGTACAGGAACATCAGCTTCAATAACAACACCCTTGTCTGTGGTGATTATCAATGTACCACTCCATTTACCACCTTCTTCAAAAGGTGCAGCTGCCCTAAAGGATAGTTTTGAATTAGGATCTGTTAAAGCAGCTAAAGCCACACTCTTGTTATAGTTTTTTCCTGTCAAGGAAGATGCTCCTGATATAAATGTTATAGCTTTGTTCTTAGCAGTTTTCATTTTGCTTTCCTCACCTTCGCCAAAAGAGAACACATCATCTGTGTTTACCACGTTAGCAAGGAAATCATTCTTAATCTTTGAAGCTTCTTTTAACTTGCTAAAATCTTTACCAAGTATTGTGTTCAGTCCTGACAGTTTCTGAAGTTTCATTGCTTCAGTGTTTTCTAAAGCAATTTGAGCTGCTCTTATATCAGGGCCAGTTACTAATCCTATTGTTCCACTTGCGTGAAGAGGAAAGTTTTTGATAGAGCCATATTTGGCAGAAATCCTATCTTCAGCACCTTTATCATTGTTCTTTAAAAAAAGAGCATAATCAAGGATATCTTCTTTACCAATTGTTACACTTCTACCATCTTTCAACTTGACGTTTATTGGGTTGAGGGTTTTGGTGTATTCGTTTATATCTACACCAGTGGATTTGAGAGCCTCATCATCAGCAATCTTTCCAAGAGCTAGAAGAGTGGTGTAATTGTAATGGTTACTTTTAAAGTTGTCAATAGTTTCTCTATCTGCTGCACTAAGTTGGACACCATTCTCTTTTGCTTTGTTATTAAGGTTTAATATCCATCTGGTTAAAAACTGGTCTGTAGTTTCATTGTTGTCTTTTGCAAACTTCTCAACCATTCTAGAAACACCAGCTTTTGTAAGAGCATTACCCTTGCTGTCTTTACCATCATTCAACTTGTAAAAATAGTTGTACATGAGGTCCATTCCAACTTGTCTATTTGTTTGTTCTATGCCACGAACTTGAGCCTCTTGTCTCTGTACAGCACTTCTATTCTCTTCCCCAGATACATCACCAGTGAGACGGAGTAATCCTCCATCAGTTGGTTTTGTTGGGTCTGGTTTTTTCTTCCACTCACCTGTAGATTGGTCAAACTCATATTCAGCTTGAAACTTAAATTCTTCAAGCTGCTGTTTACGAAGAGCCATTTTTTGATCAAAGGCTTCCTTCTTTTCTTTGAAAGCATAATCAGCTTCCCAATTGAGTTGTTCTGTAAGAGGACTTTTTAGATTCTTCTCGTTTCTTTCGTATTTCGTAAATTGCTCAAGAAGGTTATTCTCGTAGTTTGTTTTGTAATATTGCTGTTTGAAAGCATCAGGGTTAGCTTGTGCAAGAGCACCAAGAGCTAAATATTGGTCTTTGTATTTCTGCTTATTGTCTTTAAGAACATTAAGTTTTTCTTCCAACACTGCTCTTTCGCCAGAACCCATTTTTCCTGTAAGAAGGGTGTTGAGTTCTAACATGTCAGAATCAGCATCTCCTATCTTCTTATCATACTGTATACGATAGTTGTCTATAAGAGACTGTGAGGATATGCCTCTTGTATTTGCCCAACCATCAATATTAAGTTGATTTTGTACATCTCCTCTGCTAAGTACATTTTCTACAATAGCCTTCACCTGCTTCATGTTGGTTGATGTTTCCACCTCAGTCATGGTTCTAGCAGGAATAGGCTGACCGTCTTTTCCAAGTATCAATCTGCCTTGGTTGTCGGTTTGATACATCTGCTGTACAATTGACTTGTCTATCCCAGCAGCCTTCATGTTATCACTGATGAGTCCCATGATGTCAGTGTAAGGAGAATAGGCTCCATTAAAGGAAGCATCAAGTGGTCCATCTAGATAGGGTCTTACCACCTTCTCCATGAAGAACTCTTCGTTGTTTTTGTCAGACTTGCCTTTCTTTTTATATTCATCCATAGAGGCAAGTTCCTTTCTAAGCCTAGCTGTAGAACTCACTGCGTTCTGAACAATAGGATCTTTTGCCACCTGATTGGTCATTCCAGACACGGAATTGACCAACTGGAAGTTAGAGAAATCACCAGCAGCTACGAGTTTGAGGTTGTTACCAAGTTCATTCAGCTTAGATTGTAGATATGCCTTGTCTGTATCTCTGTAGATATCTAGACCAGCAACATTGTTAATCTGAGACTGAATCTTTTGTAAACCCTCATCATAGCGCCTCTGTTTCTCCATACCCACATTCACCATAGCCTCCACAGGAAGCTGCTGGATGTAGGGGTTAAATTGCGGTATGAGGTCTGTAAATGAAGCCATTTTAAGTCAAGTTAGCAAATGTAATATGAATAATTAAAATTTCCAAGAGGAATAACGAGTTTTGGTAAATCGCTCTAACTGAACTAGTTAGAGATTTTTTAGAGACCTTACAATATAACCATTTTTGACAGATTTCTCTTCTGATTTCTTAGCCTTTGCCTCAAGCATTTTTCTGTATTCTGCCAGTTGAGCAGGGCTAGCGTTAGCAATCATTGCGTCAAAATCTACCAGTGGGTTCATGTTAATAGCCCTAAATCTAGGATCGAAACGGTAGTTGAACAAATTCTCATATGTTTGTAAAGTCCTGTTTTCCAACTTGTTCTGAGCATATTTAGCAGCAATAGAGTTAAGAGCAGCCTGTGTGGTAGCCTTGGTCTTAGACTTAGCCATCTCTTGTCTTTCATACTGCTGGTCCAAAATACCTAGGTTTTGTAATTGTGACTGGTTCAAAAGATCTCTGTTCTCCTTATAAATCTGGTTCTTTAAACCCTGATTCAAGCGGAACTGCTCACCAAGCACTTTCTGGTTAGCAGCATATTTCTGACCACTCAACTGACTTTGCAAAGAAGGATTGTAGCCAAATAGTCTTTGTTGGTTTCTGAAGGTAGCTTCGTTCTCATTAAGGATGTCCTGAAGGGAAATGTCATATGGAACACTAAGTTGAGGCTGGAAGGTTTGGGCTTTCACAGGCTCTAACTGATTGGTACTCAATGCATACATCTCACCAGCAAGCTGGTTTGCGTCCAGTTGTTCAACATCAGTAGGTCTCAAAAAAGGAAGAGCTTCATTGAAAACAGTCATCCAAGGGAACTTTTTAGAACCAACTGGCTGTACAACTTCTTTCTCTTTTTCTTTTTCTGCAGGTGTACTTTTATTGCCTGTGATTGTAATAGTGGGAAGGGTTTCTGTTTTTATTGGAGATTCTGTGTATAAACCTTTTGCACTCACCATTTGTTGACCAAGTTTTTTATCAACCTTCAGACGAGAAGCAACTCCTTGTTCTTGTGCTTTTGCATTGAATGACTTTTGGAAGTCTTCTATATCTGCTGGATTGGTAGGATCAAAGTTTTGCCAATCATACCAAGGATTGTTGATTTTCATCTGTGCAACCATTTGATCAGTGACACCTCCATAATACTTGCCAGTCTTTGTTTGTTTAGGAACATTTTCCATAGCCTCAAGCTTAGACAAAGTTTTTGTTCCAGTTTGTGCCTTCATGATATTTGCACCAAGCTTAGCCATAATGTTACCCTTATCTGTTGTCTTCAATCCAAACTCCTCTATTGTATCATTCATGGCTGTCTGGAGAGCAGAAGCATCCATTTTCTTTTGTGCGTAGTCTTTAAGCTTCAGGTTTGCTCCCATAACATTTGCTTGTAAAGAGTTAAATTTCAATCTGTCAAATGGTGTTTGCACTTCCATTTCATCAATAGCTGTTACAGACTTGTCCATCAAATTGTTTTGTTTTTTCTCTTGTTTTGATAGATCAGCCACATATCTTTTGAAGTTTTTACCCTTTGCAGCAGGATCACCCAATAGGTCTGGAATCTTCAAATTACCAAACACCACAAGACTGCTGTCTCCACCACTACCATCTTTCATCTTCATAGCAGGCTCACCTCTTTCCACTTCTACAGGATTGTCACCATAGGTGATGCCTATACCTGTATTTCCTTTTCCATCAGACTCATTGTGAGACTGACCTCTGAACATTACAGTTTCTCCTCCCTCAGGAAGGTATGGATTGTAAGACATAGGTTCAGCATATCCACCCCAATGTGTTTGGAGCTCTCCACCCATTTGGAAATCAGGTCTTTCTGTAGACATAGCTGCTGCACTAGGAGGAGTGTATTCTTTTAGATGACCACCAGCTCTGAGCATATCAGCATCCTTAGGAGGTGTCAAAAGGTCTTTCAATTTGTGTTCTCCAAAGGTGGTGATCACCTGTGGTTGCCATGTATGACTTACCCATTCATATGGAGAAGTTGTACCACCATCCTGCATATATGATTGATACTGACCTTTTTGTAATCCTTGTATTCCTGATTGGAAAGCAGCTTCGCCAAGATATTTCTCACTTTGCTTATTAAGCCTATTTGTTCCTAAACTTATAATACCAGCGGTCAAATCTCCTAAGGTGTTAACACCTTCCTGAACAAGTGGTAAAACATCACCAGCTCCAGCTGTGTGCATTTTACCACCATGATAGAACTGTTTCATTCTCTCACTCTCATTCAAAGGCTCATATCCAAGATTGTCATAAAGTGTGTTAGGAGCAAATGTGTTCATGATTTCTCCACCACCCACAGAAGCTCCGTTTCTTGCAAGCACATTTGTACCTACACCATATATGGGGAAGAACTCTTCTCCTGTATTCACAATATCCTCAGGACGAACATATCTGCGTTCAATCTGTTCAGGGCGTGTACTAGCAGCCTTAGCAATTATTGGGCTTATCTGACGCATCACTTTAGCCTGTTTCTTCTCCTGAATAGCTTTGCTTATCTTTTGGATATTCTGTCCTATAGTTGATGAAGCCTGAACCCCAGCCTGAAGTTTGTTATAATCAAGATTTTGTTTCAATTCTTCTACATCAGTAGGGAGATTGTCCTCATAAAATTGTTGATTAATATCCTGGTCAGCCTGTGTAAGATCTGCAGGGTTGGGTATAGATAGCAATCCAGTCGTAGGACCGTTTTGAAGTTTTTCAACTCTTTCTGCTTTTTTGAAAGCTTTGCCATGTTCTTTCATGAATGCCTCTTCTGTAGGATATTTCTTGTAGAATTCCTTTTCAGATTTGACACCAGCGATTTTGAGAATCTGTTTTTTCATATCAGTTGTATTTATCTAACCATCCACCCTTGGTTGGTTTGTTATAGTTTGTAAAGTTAAGCAATTGATCCAGCTTTTCAATAGGATATTCATCAGCCTTATTCACACCACCATCTCTTTGTTTCTCTATGTATTCTCTGCCATATTTAGGAACAGCAAATCTTTCGTAGTCCTCAGGCTTAATGAATGTAATGTCTCCTTTCTTATTGAGAAATCCTATAAGAGCACTTGGTAAACCACTTCCAGCTCCAGGAGAATATACAGGAGTTCCTTCATATATGTTCTGTTTCTTTTGAACAGGTGGTTCTGGTTTCTTGACAGGTAATTCCTGTTTAGGTTCTGGTTTTTTATACTTTACAGGTTGTTTTGGTTTTTTAAATATTGGATAAAATTCTTTACCTACGTTTCCTCCACTACCTGGTTCTACATTAATAGGACTTATACCTTTATATTTATTAAATTCAGTTACAACTGGTTCTTTACGAACTACCTTATTAACGTATCCCCAATACTTATCTTTATCAGGTTCAGAGCTAGCTATTGCATAACGTTTATAATCAGTGCTTGAAGCTGACCCTTTTAAAAATCTTTGTGATAAATTATATGCTGCTAAACTATCCTGATAAGCTTTTAATCTTGGATCATTAGGGTTATCTACAAACAATGTTTTGCCATTCTGAGCCACTGGATATTCTGTTACGTAGTCACCATCAAATTGATAGTCTTCTCCAGGTTGCATGTATTGTGTGTCTCCTGTGTCAGAAACACCAATAAGTGGTTGATCTACACCCTCCATAGTGATGTCTGTAGATGGGATGATGACAGGGTTGCCCCAGTTGTCTGGGTTCCAATATCCATCAGGATCTATCACTGTTCCATCTTGGCTGATGGTTTTAGGTTTAAAGTCTAAACCTGCCTGGTAGTATTTCATCTCCATTCCATTCTGTGCACTAGCCTTTGTCTTCTTAGCATATGGACCATTATCAGGAGCAGCTCCCTGCGTGCGCGCGTATGTGAATCCTACAGCACCAGGAAGAGATCCTCCCATAGCAAAATCTTTTCCCCATCTTCTAAGTGGGGTGGGAATAGTTTGTCCTTTTTCTACATATGGATGTCTCACTGTTCTTTCCCACTCATCTGCTTCTTGATATGTTTTGAATGGACCACCAAGATGTTCTCCTGTTTTTCTAAACTCATCCACAGGATCTTTTAATAGTTTACCATATTTAAAAGATGGTATAAGATATGCAGGTTCTCCATCTTCTCCACCTATAGAGACAGCATATTCTGTACTAGAACCACCTGTTATAGGATTGTATCCTGCAGGAAGTTTTCTACTTGTTGGTTCAAGAAATGTTAATTTACCACCCATTTGAAACTGTCCACCCCATGCAGGGCTATAATTACGTCCTGTTATATCATACTCCCATCCTACAAATCCATCAGGATAGGTGGCTTTATCATTGTTAACATTTGGTTTTTCACCATAGTTGTCCTTGGTCTTTTGCTTCAGCATCAATCCTCCCTGCTCATACTTATCTAACCAGCCACCCTCTTCAGCCTTATAAGGCTTAGCACCTCCAGCAATAGCACCAAAGAATCTTCTTTGCTTGTCTGTCAAAGGATGTCCATGCACGCTCTTGTCGTGTAGGATTTCTCTTGCCTTGGATGATGTTAGCTTCTTTGCCATTATTTGTAGGAGATTTGACTTGGTGTGTAAATAAATTGGGAAACCAAATGTGTCTCTGAACTATTATCAAGGATGTGTCTCACCTTCAAATCCTTAGCTCTCAGAGGTTCCTTCTTAAAGGATCTCTTGCCATAGTCCATGTTAGCTTGGTTTACCACCTTGTCTATGGACAGAGACTCACAACTCTTTGTAAACAGAGGTGCAGCTTTGTCTCTAACCAATGACCAGAATGTGTTATATTGATAGAAGTTATCACTCTTTGTGAATGTAATTGTCTTACTTTCAGTGCTATATATAGGATACTTCAAGTATTCCTTTAGGTTGTTGATTGGTTTTGGAACCAACTCAAGCACACCAGAAGACTGCTGATCGTTGTACAATACAGCTTTATTGAAGTATTTATTGGTAGCTATCCTTCTGTTGTAGTTGAAAATACCATCATCTGTAGGAAGGTATTTGTAGGCCCTAGTGAAGTCTTGAACAGATTGTAAAATTTCATCATAATACTGGTAGGCAAAAGGATACTCAATGATGTATGGTTCTATGTTTCCGTAGAAGTAGTTATACACCTCTGGATTGGTTAAGTGCCTCCAGATGCAGGCTGTTGTAATTTGTTTATAATTAGAAGCTGCTATTTCTACAGGATTCGTGACACCAATTGGGAATGTCTTTTTGTTCTTACACTTACCAGTGGACTCAATAGTCACCATTGTAACATTGTCATCAACATTATAGCTTACACCATTAGCCAAACTGTCTTTGGAAACACCAGTTGCTATGATGTTTCCAAATTCATCAGTGATGGTGAAAGGACCTGCTGTAGGTCCTGAACTAGTCAGCTTTATGATAATTGTTTTACTCATTTACTAAACGCATTATGAACATGTACCCACTTGACTTAAAATAGATAGGCTACCCTCTAAAATATTTGGGGATTGACCATCACACAAACATGCAGTTCCTGAATCACCTCCACCCAATACTGATGTTTGGTTGTTACCGTTACAATCTATCCACTGCACGATTGCACCTCCCTCCGCTGCTGTAAAGTTCCAATTGAAACAACCAAGTCCTTCAGTAACAGTAGAACAATAGGTTGTAGTGGTTGTACTTGTAGTGGTTGTACTACTAGTTGTAGTGGTAGTAGTACTAGATGTAGTGGTTGTAGTAGTTGTACCAAGAGGAAGGTCTACATAGTTTGTACATATGCTATTAGACTTCACTCTGATTATAGTTGTACCATTAGGAACAATAAATGAAGTGTACCCAGCTTCAAGTGCTGCTTTAGATATGCCTAATTCAAAAGGTGTTACAAAACTATCTACATCTGAATACAGACTAAAAGGTCCTGTACTTGTTCCTGCTGTGGTTAATATTATTAATGCTGTCATTGATATATAATATTTAAAGATTAAAGTAATGGTTATATTTCTTCAGCTGTTCCAGCTAATAAACAGTCAGGTAGAATTGTAGTAGTAGTTGTTGTTGTTGTACTTGTGCTACTAGTAGTTGTGGTTGTTGTACTACTAGTAGTGGTTGTTGTAGTGATAGGGATTGCCTCCCCGTCCAAGTCACAATTGTAAACATACACTGTTCCTTCAAGAGCACAATCAAGTGTTGTTGTGGTAGTGGTGGTTGGAATACGCCCAATTGTACCAACAAGCACATCAAAATCATCACAGCATCCATTGATGCCAGAATAGAAGAAGTTATTCTCTCCAATATACCAGTTGGGAAGATAGCTATGGAAGCTTATCCAGCTCTTTGTATTGAAGTTGAAAGACACTGTCCAGCTCTTGTTACAGAAGTAGTTTTCATCAGACAGAGATATAGGCACTCTGATCAGCAGATCATTTACCACCTTTACATCATAAAACATTTTTGTAACTTCATCATACATTATAGAAGTCACCTTAGGAATATAATCAAGCTTTGTAATGAGCACTCTGTCATACTTGCTGTCATACACACCATGTAAACCAATTCCTGCATAGTTGTTATCTGTAGGAACATTTGGGAAATAACGTAATATTTCAAATGCCAGATGGTCTGTAAAGAACCTGTTGAGTCCAGATCCAAAACCAGAAATATCTACAGCTTGTGTACCAGTAATGAGGAATATCTGACCACGTTTAGCATCTGCTGTCACCTGTCCTTGTGGAATCTTCAAAAGCATTTTGTTTTGAGTTCCTACATATCCTAAGTCAGTTTCTGCAAAGTCGATTGGTGGTGCCCCTTGGAATAGCCTAGGATTGCCCACATATGCAGCCTGAGGGTTGCTTGTATCTATCGTAAGGAGGTTGTTATACATGAGTGTCTTGTTCTCAAAGCGAGCAAGAACAGCTCTGTTTTGAATACCATCTAGAGAAATCAAGTTTCCATAGTTCTGAGGAAAATCATGATAAGAGATGGCTCTATATATCAACCAGCTATTCACTCTGTTATCAGCATCTATGTTCTGAGAATCAGAATAGATGGCTCTAAATGGATAGTATGTATAACAAGGTTTATCCCAGTCAATAGGTAGATGGGTGAATGTGTTCTCCTTATTCTGCTTAGAATAGGTGACATTATAGTAGTAGGTGTTGTCTTGAGCAATAGGTACAAAACTTTGTTGCACCCAATCATCAGGAATACTTGTGCTTACATGAGGCCAGAAGTCACCTTCTCTATTATTAAAGGCTTGACGTAAATCTACGTTATAAGAGCTTTCACAATAGAAATTAGGAATACCATATGCAAACAGATAGAAATATCCATCATAATATGTTCTGTTTGGATTGGTTGAAATAATGGTGCCTGGCAGAATAGTGGTGGATGTAGTGGTAGTGGATGTAGGTGTAGGTGTAACAATAATACCCTGATCGTTAGGACAATCAAAGTTGTGAGCTTTGTAAGATATGATGTTTGTCAGTGTTCCTCCACTACTTACATAATCCTTCAGAATAGATCTGGCTGAGTGCCAGTATTTTGGATAGGCTATATTACCAATCTCATCATAGAATATATCACTGTCATCAGGAGCATTCACTCTGTTGTCTATGAAGAACGGTAGCTTACTCTTGAATGCAAATCTGCTAATAAATGTATCTCCACCAAACACTGTTTTTGGTTGATTGACATCACCGATAAGTGATTGAAAACCAGTGTCTACAGTGTCATATGAATAGATCTGTCCGTATTGATTTGGGAACAGATTCTTCAAAGAAGCATAATAAGATACAACAGATATGTCTTCTTCTTTACCAGGAACATCACAATTACCAATCTCTGATATAGTGAATCTAGATTTGTCTGTCACTAAAGGACTTCCTCCAGATACCATGTTAGGGCTTTGGTCTGGGAAAGGAAGCGCTGGTCTGGTTAGATCAGTTCTTAGGTAGACAGAAGATTCTCTTTGGAAGTTGTTGATGTTGTGTATATCACCAACGTTCTGTACACCAGGAATCAAATATCTAGCAATGTCTAAGTTTCTTTGTTTGATACCAAGGTTGTCAGGAACTCCCACACCATAGTTGTAATCAGCTATAGAGTTGAAGGAGTAGGCATAGTTCTTTCTAGTGATACCGTTCACATATATGGCAAGATATGCCTGATATGTTGTGAACATAGCTGTAGCACTGAAAGGTGTAGTGAGAGCGCCTAATTTATTAGAGCTGTCAAGAGCATCCACCTGAGCCTGTTCTGTTAAGAGCTTATACTTAGCGTTGCTCTTCACTTCAACAAAGTGAGCACTGCCCTTACCAAACATTACACTCTCAAGTTTCAGAATGTCACCCAAGAACGGTTGTCCAAAGGAAGTTTCTGGAGAGTTGAATATTTGTCTGTATTTCTCTGTTACACCGTGTTGTGGAGTTTCAATCTTACAATTTGGACCAGTCACGCGCGTGGGACCAGTGAAGCATATATTGTCAGGAGTGCCTTCTATTACTTTAGGGACAGTTCCAGGAACTGCTTTAAATGTGAATGTTTCCACATCTGGCCATCCTGTTATCCATTCTTTAGAAGGACCGTTGTATATATCAACCCATTCTATCCTGTTACCTGTTTTTAAAAACGTAGGAGGACATATGGTTGCCACCCAAACATCATATGTAGAAAGTCCTGCTTTTCCTGTTGCAGGAGCAAGGACTATTGGTTTTTCTGTAGAACAGAGGTCATATGTTCCTATAGCAAAATACTTCTTTGTTCCCTGTTTATTACTGTTACAATCAGTGTATTGAACCACTGCACAGTCAGGACCTCCATCAGGATCTGGACCTAATGAATCTATAATCACTGTATATCCATCACAAATCTGTGTCCAAGCATTATTGGTTTCATTAAGGAATGGATCTATATTAAGATCATTGTAAGGATAGTTGGGATAGAAGTAGGTTTGTTTTTCTCTTTCGTATGTATTAACATTTCTAAGAATACCTTTGGCTACAATTGATTTATTTGTGTTACGGTTTGCACGAACAATCTTGAATCCAACAATGTCACTTTTCTGATCATCTGTTAGATTAGATGATTGAATAAGAGCCTCCACTTGTTCTACATCTAAGTGGACACCAACAGGGAATACAGCATCGTTTCCCATCACCATCGCAGTGGGTCCAAGAAAAATCTTAGACTCATACGCAGGACTGATATTTATATCTGGAAACTTGTGATGTCTGATGGGTTGACCAGCTAGATCACCCCAAACATCTACGTTACAAGGATATGTGTCTGTAGATTCCCAATATGAAAACTGACCATATTGGTATGGGCCTTTATAATCTTCAGCAGGGGAATAACCAGGAGAAAATCCTGTAACAGATGCTGTGTTATAAATCTTCCAATATGGACTTGTTCCTGTAAAAGGATCAGGTTCACCAATGAAGTCATTGTTAGCTGGAGAAACTGGTGTCAAGTCAAAACTATTTGCTATTCTTCCAGGAATGTGGAATCCATCAGTTTGCTTACCGTTCTTAAGCAAGAATACTATTTCAAAAGCATACACCTCATCCCTCAGATATCCTCTGAGATTTGTGGCATTCAGTTCATCTGCGTAATTCTCATTAGCAGGAATTCTCCAGCTTTCCCACTGAAGATTGATTTGATTAGCAATGCTTTGATAGTTGATACGATCAATAGATGTAAGATTGTCCCATATCAGAATATCCTGCGCGGTGGTCAGGTCTTGTGCTATGTCATAATAAGGGAACTTCTCAAATATATCATTGATGGTTAGACGTATCTGTGTAACATTCTGACCAGTGTATGTAATCTGTTTCTGTACAGCATCAATGTAATATGTACCTACCAGCTCCACAGAAGTGATGTCATTCACTGTTTTGATCACTGCTAAGTTAAAATATTGATAAAGCCCAGTGTCCTCAAGATTGCTGATATCAAGAATGATGGATTTTCCAACAGGATAGTTGAAATTCACTGATGTAATAAAAGGATCAGCAATAGGTGTTGGATTGGTAATAGAATAGTAGGATGTGTAAGGATTACCCTGAGGATCAGAATATTGAATAGCAAATTGGTATGTACCAGCTGTTAGATTACCTGTGCTGGTAACATCTGCTACCTCTATTTGAGGAATCTTAAAATTAGGTTGAAGCTTGAGCTGATTACAGTCTAGATCGTCTGTATATTCTGGATCACAGAAAGGAGTGCCAGATTTCAACACCTTAGGGATGTTGTCAATATCTAAATATCTCCTAGGATTGTAACCATCTGTCCAGTAGATTTCTGTAGTGCAGTTTGTTATCTTGTGTGCCACCTTTTGTATAGGATGGGCAAGATTGAAATTAAGACATGGAGCATTTACAAGAACACGATAGATACAATCGTTGTTTTGCATATAACCAATCTGACTAGCCCCAGTGTCTGGATTAGTGATGAAGAATACATGTTTATTCTTCTCTTGGATGAAATGATTACCTATAAGTACAAAGCCAGAAGGGAATGTAACACATAGTTCATTCCCTGGCTCATTCTGATAGTTTACAGAATTAGAGTCAAAGTTTTCAACAGCAGCATTTAATGCATACGTAAGTTTCCCCTTCTGTATTTGGTTGGGGGTTTGGTCCATGTTGAGACCAGTCGTAGCATTATTATACTCCTGTCTAATATTGCCTTGTTCCTGTTCAGCCATGTTTATTAGTTATTTCTCCTCCAACCATACCTGTTGGTGCGGTTTGGTAATTCGTACATGTTAAATCTGTTAAGATCATTGATGATTCTACGTTGCTTGGTCCAAGGATCTTGCTTCTTAATCTCAATGTCAGCCATGATGAATGCTTCTTCAGCTTGCTGCTTATAATACATAAGCTTTTGTTGTAGCTGGTTGAATGTCTCATCGTTGGTCTGGTTGGTGAGTGTTTCTATCACTTTGTATTTGATAAAAGCCTCAACATATTCCCTGATACGATAGTTGTCAGGGATTAATTGGTTACCCCCTTGATCATATTCTGTGGCATAGAACAACAGGTGCACCACACCATTGCGGAAGTTGGTTACAAACTTATTGTCTCTAATGTCAAATGAGTCATACCAAGCAGATTCTGGTGTGAACTCATTGATAGGAGGTGACTCTTGATAAAACTCCCAATTGCTTGTATAATCAACACCACAGTTTCTCTGTGTGGAGATGTTACCAGGCTTGAGAAGATATTGCCTTCTATATAGAACAGGGGCTTGGTTGTTTGTCTTGTAGACAGCCTGCACTAAGTCAGGCATACATTTAGGACAAAACTGCTGACCACAACTACCATCATCACAAGGATTACCATACACAATTACAGGGCTCACCTGAATTGTTGTAGAGCTTGCAGCTTGTGAATAGAAAGAGTTGGCTTGTTGATACGGATAACCATCTACAGCTGTGCAGAGCCATGCTTCACGAACAGCATAGAAGTTGTCTGGAAGTCTTGCTTCATAGTCACAGATGTGAAGGATTTCCTGAGAAATCACATAAGTGGTTCTGCCCAGCTTTCTGAGACACTTGTCCAGATAGGTGGGGAACATCAAATCATCTACAGCTCCTGTATCAAAATAGCTTTTGAACTCTTCCTTTACGGTGGAATATACAGGCTCTGGGCTGATGAAATTATATTTATAATAGTATGCCATCTATTTTACTTTTTCCATTCGTGATAAAGATGTTGGTATTTATCGTCAGTTTTCAAATAATGAGAGAGAAGTCTGGAAGTGTTTCTGGAAGGTTTGAAATACCACAGGTTTGACTGTTTAAATCTAGCTGTTATTTTAAACCACATCCATCCAAAGAAAAAACCTTCTGTGTGAAAGTTGAAATTGTATATGCGCTTACCTTTCTCTTTTGTCTTTTTCCAGTCGATAGGAAGGTTGACAAACTCTTTACCATCTATTCCTTTTATCTTCCTACGCTTCTTCTTGCTTATTGAGAACTCACCAAACCCAAAGGGTAGCTTTGCTCTTTCTCCTGTCTCAAGGATGTATTCTCTGAAAGCATCATTAAATGAATAAATGATGTTTCTCCATTGATCAAATGTAAGCTTAATGGACGGATGTTTCTTACAGAAACTGTTGTAGTTTTCTTTACTAGCGCTTCTCCAGTCTAGTTTAATTCTCATATCATCTCAAGTTTGGAGCGTTAGGTGCTTGACCATCAACGCCATCACTTGTGATGTCTGACTTAACTCTGAAATACGTAGAGAGGAGCTTCTGGGAAGTGAGTTCCAACACCTGCTTTTCTAGGTAGCCAGGAACAGGAGACTCTTTGTCTAATGGATTTACACAGAGTTGCTCTGTTGTATAGCTAGGAGTTCCACATCCACATTCTGGATACATTATCTCATTTGGAACATCTTCCTCAAATAGAGCAACAAGTCTAATTGCTTTTAGCAATGGATTGTTGACATATAGATAGCCATTAGAAATCCAGTAGTATTCTTCCTTCTTAATTATTGGAAGCTTGAGCAAATTTACGTATCGGTTGATGGTTATTTCCTTAAGTTTTTTTCCTTGTCCACTCATGGCGTTAATTGAATACACGCCCTGAATAACATACTGATAATTACCTTCTGTAATCCTGGGGAGCTTGAACTTTGTTCTAGCTACAGTGCAAGGATCAGCATAGTCACAACATTCTGAAATAGGAACTTCCACCATCTCTAGACAAGGGATGGTGGTAAAAACTGTATCGGTTGCCCATAACTTCCTTAGATTAGTCTCACGCTTTATCAGAAGGAAGGCATTGTTCTTAATTTCAGACATAATAGCTCTATCTGTGATCAAGTTGTCTGTGTGTAGCAACTTGTGCATAGAACGTGCATCTGAAACTAACTTCCTAAAAGTTGACATTATATATACTGTTTGAATATATTTGTTATTCCGTTATCGTTGTCTATCAAGAATCCTGTCACTTCACCTTTGGTTATTGTATATCCATTTTTATCATCCCATCCACTCTTAGCTGTGGAGAAGGCTGGAAGCTGATAGAACTTGATACCGTTGAAATCTAAACTCATTTCATGGTGTTTATCACCTGTGAATACATAGAAATTATCGTGGTCTGACCATGCATACTTGAACTCCATAGGGAACAAGTGAGCAAGCTTTGCAGGCTTCAGAGCATCTCCATGGTTGAACATCATTGCAGATGTACCATAACTTACGTACTTCCTATACCTTGGAGATATATCAAAGAACACACGATGTTGGTTTCTAAAATAGATTTTTAACCAACTAGCTAAATGCCATCCTACATACTCATCATGATTACCAGCTACAAATATCACTTCCACTTGTTCACCTTTCTGAAGGAGCAGGTTTATCACGCTCACCTCATGATCACAGATTGCTTGGAAAGCATCGTGATAGGATAGAATGTTTTGTTGTGGAGTGCCTTTTGTAGTGGTGTTGGTAAACTCACTATTGAACTCATCAGAACCAATGATGTATTTGATGTCTGTGAGATTGTTAGACAGAGATGCTTGGTCTAAGATTATTTCCACCCTCTGGATGAAATCACCAAAACGATCTTCTATATCATTATCTCCTCCTATGTCTAACTTGTTTAAATGGGCATCCTGTTTATTGATGATTAAGCAACCATCTTGTTTACCTGCATCAAACTTAGGAGCCACTATCTCAGGAGAAACAGGTTTGTAGTTCTCAAGGAAGGTGATGAAATTGTCTTGAAACACCTGTTCACCTTTCTTCTTTCCCAACCACGCCTTCACTTGGTAGTGAGGCTGTTCAGCATTTCCCCAGTAGTTTTGTACGTATTTAGTTATTTCCCACTTGTCTGTATCTATCTTACACTTTTCAATCAGCTCGTCCAAGCTTTTAATTTCTTCTTTAGAGTTGAAGACCACCTCACCTGTGCCTCTTTGCACATCCTCATAAAACCTCACTATTTGATCTTCTAGCTCCCCAATGTAGTTTCCCACTTCTGCTTCATCTTGTGCAATCTGCGACCTTCGCAGCTCTCTTATCAAATCATCCACTTCATTTTCTGTAATGTTCAGTTTGTCTGCATAGAACTTTTTGCTCTTTTTCCAGTGAAGCATCTGCTCCATCTGTTGCAGAAGAGATTGATTTTCAGGCATTTACGTTTTAGTTTGATTAAAATTGCCCTAAAGGTACGAATCTTTTTTGATATTTTCCAAATTATTTTAACCAAACAGGTTATTGTAAATAACCAACTTGGTTATAAAATAAAACTCCCCAGAGAATAAACTCTAGGGAGAATCCCTGAAAACCAACAAACAGGGGTTTTTTAACTTTATGAAGGTGAACAGCAGTCGTCTATTTGACTTTGAAGATTTACAATTTGTTGTTTGAGTAGACAAATCTGTTCATCTATTTTTTGAAAACCTACAGTTACTGAATCGCATGTGTGAATTATTGTACACGGAAGGTTAGGACCGCTGTATGATACATTATTTGTTGGGATGGGCTGCGCACTACAAGGATCACATCCACAAGAAACGGGAGTGACTACAGGCGTGCAGCATGGATTTTGTGGAAGGAATATCATTTTGTGTAGAGAGTTTAGCTATTAAGGAATATACATGATGTAGTAGCATCCAAGACCAGGTTGATAGTTATTATGACCTAGTCCTCCTCCTGTAGAGCCAATCGATACAGCTACAGAGATTCCTGTGCTTGCAGCATTGCTAGTTGCAGAAGAGCTCTTTGTGCCAGCCTGATCCATATAATCAGGAACAGCACCTGCTTCATCTGGATCAGATTTTCCAGGAGCATAAGCAAGTGTATGTGTATGTCCAGGATCAGTTACAGATGATGTAGCTGAGTGTGAGTGTGAAGGTATTTGATTAGTAGTGAGGGTCACTGTATTAGAACCAGCTGTTCCAAGAAGTGTATAGTTTGGATTGGTTGGCACAGCAGGATCAACTGCAGGATTCATCACTCCACCTCCCATACCTGTTGTAACTCCCACAGGAACACGTCCTCTTTTGTCAGGAGTTCCATTAAGGCCATTACAAAGGTAGATTTTCTCCCAGTCACCAATACCAGCACCTGTACCATCAAAGTTTCCTGTAAGAGAACCATAGTATTCTACAGCCACATAAGGAATCATTTTATTGTAGTATTTGGTGCTTGTTCCAATACTGTCTAGGTAAGCCTGAATAAGTGCGTTTAGATCAGCAAGCTTAACATAGTTTGTTTCTACATCAAGAGCCAGAGCATCAAGCTCAATTTCAAGGCCACATAGTTTATCAATAGCTGCCTGAAGGATGTTGTGAGTTCCAGAACCACTATCTACACCACTTAGACAATCTACATCATATGATCCTTCCAGAGCAACAAAATCTTCTTCAAGTTCAGTGAGTCTTTCGTCTAGCTCACAGATGGCTTTTATAAGTGCTTGGATTACATTAGGAAGAGTGAGCTCTTCACATTCTATTAGGTTTTTATTTACAATCTCACAAATAATCTGAGAGTCAATGGTGAGCTTAATTCCTGTTCCATCTAATGTAGAAACCAAGAATGTAATTAAAGCCTGTTCAACATACGAGAGTGAGTCTCCTGTTTGAATACCCAAGACAGGAACATCTACACCCGTATATCTCACACATTGATCAGATACGGTTTCTGTACAACCATTATAGCAATTTGAACAAGTGTTGGACATTTATTTATATTTTAAAAGTTTAACTCTGCTGGCAATCATGTTTACTGTGAATGGAGCAGCATAATCGGGGTTACAATACTTGTAGACAAGTATTCTTCTATAGTTTATGAGGGCCAGCATCACACCTCCAGGTACAGGCTGGTTCAACATAAACACAACATTATTGTACAAATTGTTTCCAAGCTGATTTAACTTACAGTCTATATCTGAAATTAAAGCAGGAATACTAGCGCATTCTGGACAACTTGTAAGCCTGGGTGATAACATTTCCTATAATTTTTCTTCCTTGTTTTACAGCAGCGTTGCATGCACCACAAAGACCGTTAATCAATTGACATCCACATCCAACCTTAGCTCCACATTTTTTACAAACAGCCATATTAATAAAAGTTTATAATGTAGTTGTTTCCAGAACATCCACAATTATTCTTCAAGAAGTTATTCAGCATCATGTCTGCCTGGTTATACATCTTTGTTGCTTCAACATCAGCACAGTTGTTTGCAGCAGCCAGAGCTCCTTGCATGAAGAAATTAATAGTGTTCAAATCTACAAATGCTTGTGTTTTTATAGCTCTATCACATTCCATCATATCAAGCTTCATAAACGCACCGTCAAACTTTTCTTGTAACTGTTCAACACGCATGATTGACTTCTCTACAAAGTTTTTGTAGGCAGGAGCCACAGAATATTTTAAACGATATACACCATCAGGCAGGGGTTGATCCACACCTGGAGGAGTGATACCTAAGTTTGATGTCGTGAATATGTTAAAGTCGTTAACATTGAAAGGTTTAAAAAATGTGCCAAATCCAGGAACCGTGATTTCAATTGTAGCACCAGAAACAACAGGTGGATTAGTTGGATAGGTAGAAGCATCAGCAACCCCAAGCGTGGTTACATTGTACGTAGGGATCACCAGTATGTCTAATTTCAAGTCTGCCATGTTGTCTTAAATAATTAAGCCAGAGGATTGAGATTTAATCCTCTCACCTCTGGCTTAGGTTAATATAATCTAGGTTATTCTCCTACTATTACGGAATCAAGGTTGTAGTAGTAGAGGTAGAAGGCCATACAGTGGTTGTAGTGGAAGTGGTAGTTACACACACTCCATTCTCATCAGCCACAGCACCAAGACCAGCTACAAGAACAGCCTCAATAGCAGCTTCAGCAGCGCTGTCTTTTTCAACAGCAATGATTACAGTGCTATCTTCTTTAATGTAGTCTCCCCAGCTGTATGCAGACTTGTCGAGTTCATTGAACTTGATGTAATAAGTGGTATAAGTTGTACCATCACTCACCCAAGATTCAAAGTTCTCGTTGTAGCCATTCATTCTGTAAAGATGCTTCAAATAACCAGCTTGATAGCTGTAGAAGTTCTTTTCCAATTGTGCAATCTCTGCAGAAGTACCAGTAGCGTAAGAAGAACGCTGTACGATTACAGGATCAGCAACAATGTTACAGTTGTCATATACAATGAAGTCAGCTGTAGTAGCTGGACCACTGAATACGAATGTACGGAACCACATTCTGTCATACTCAAATGGGAATGCAGCAATATCGCAAGGCTGGCCATATTTAGTCAATGGCTTACCAGTAATACGCAAGAATGCGTTTTGATCGTTACCAATTCTTTGGAACTGATAGAAATCAGAGAAAGTGATGTTGTCAGGGTTGTTACCTGGAGCCTGCAAATTCAAATGATAAATTACATCATCAATGAATGCAGGAATGTCAACAGTGTCACAAGGGTTACCATCACACTCGCAGCAAGGAGCTACTACAGTGACAGAACGAGTGAAACCGTTGAAATACAATGTATCCAAGTAGCTAGAGTGAGCACGAAGTGTCAAGGTTACAACCTCACCACATTGTACATTCCAGTTTACTACATCAGTGATTTGAGTCAATGGTGTAGGACAACCGTTCACTTTATACCATTCAGTTACGTTGCTATTGCAACCAGCACCTGAAGGACAACCTTTAATCTTATCAGAACGCTTAGAGCCTTGCAGATAAGTGTTAGTAC